TTAAGTTGATCGATGAGATCCTGAAGTTGCTCGGCAGTCATTGCCGACTCTTGCTGTTCCTGATCTTCAGATTTTTCTCCGATCCAAGCAACCAGCTCACGGCAAACTGTCTCAACATCTTCGAATGTCTCGACCTTCATAGCCATATCAACATAGGGTTGCTCTTCTTCCGAGAACTCTACATCAACAAGGTCACGACCCTTGGCTTTGATATTGAGACGATCCATGAAGCCCATCTCATTAATGTCTTTTTCTTTAGTGCCGAAGATATCCATCTCGACTAATTCTTTATACCCACGCTTAAAGTTGTTAACAAGACCAGGATATTTGGCGAGAACTTTTTTCTCAATCCGAATATCTTCAATCACGTTAACATATGAGAATGGGACACCCTTGATCTGGATCTTATCGACAGAGGGTGTGTATAATGCGTGACCAACTTCGTGACCGACGAGAAGGTCGTAAACATCAGCCGACATCTCTTTCCAGAGAGGAAGACCGAGAACACGATTCTCGACATCAAAGAAGGCTGTCTTAAAATTGCCCTGCTGAACGGTGATATTCTCGTTAGCGAGTAAGCGGGCTAGAACTGATTTTTGTGAAAACATCGCTTTCTCCTTGACTATATGTATATTCTAGCAGGATCTGCCAGCATGTCAACCATTATTTTCACTTTTTTTAACAAAAACAATAGGCTGGTGTTTCGAATTCATTATCGAACATACCAATCTCATCGAAGCCGTACAAGACATAGCCGTCTAATGGGTCAGTACCCTTTTCATAGACTGTCAAGTTTTTACCGGCAGGAATCATGCCTTGAAAAGCATGAATATTTGGGATTTCAATGACTTGGAGTTCCATATGATCTGTCCTTTTCGCTAGTTCAGATTATATAATAACAGGATCCACCAGTAAGTCAACCATTATTTTTGGTTTAGGAGAACTTTTTTTGTATGAATTTCACTCCCGCATAGATGGTTAAGCCGTATATGGCAAATATGGTGAGAGGTACAGCCATGTTAAGAATGACGCTGATATCTAAAAACAGCAAATCCTTTGTAAAGTCGATGATTGCCTCTGCATCACCTACCGGCTGTATCTCTCCTGTTTCGGTGTATTCCATATCTGCATCTGAAAGCAACATATGAAATTCGCTTTCAGGAATACACATCATACCTTCGGGACAACCTTCTTCGCCTGGGTACTTAGTTCCCACTGGGTTGCCATACATATCAAGTTCCATTAGTTATCCTTTTTTTCTAGTTCCTTAACATCTATCGGATGACCATGAAATGTATACTCTATCTCTGGCTCATAGGAAAATAGATTGTACACTATTATACAAGCAATTGCAATCCATAGTCCTACTCCAAAGAAGATTAACAGCCTAATCGAAAGTTCAGATAGTGACTTAAGCCAGTCGTCCAACCATTTGAATCCGTCATTCATCTTCGCTTACTCTGGGCTCACCAATTTCTTCACCGTCTTCATTAACCTCAGTGATCATTGGTTTACAGTGCATTTCAAACTCACAGTCGGCAAATTGCCAACCAAGTGCCTCAACACCATCTTCATATTCTTCGCAATATGCTTCCTCAATTTCTTCGAAGTCAAAGTCTTCTTGGTCGAGGTCTGGCGCATTGTAGCTTGTTCGAACAGACCAGTCTTCCCAGCAACCATCCCAACAAGATTGCATTTCAGCATCTGGATAGTCTTCGGTAATTAGAATATAATCATCATCAAGATCAGGCAAGACTAAGGACTCAATCAATTCAGATACAGTTTTATCGGTAGGTAAAACCTCTTCACCACTGTCTTCGTCAATCTCAGTTAGACCATAATCAACTGCCAGTTCAAAAAAGTTTTCGTATTCGGGATTTTTCAATTTCACCCACTCTTCAATTTCATCTTCTGTTTCTGGCACAGAGATAAGAAAGTCTCCAGATCGCCAACCAAGTTCTTTGACAAGCATTGCTGTTTGACCTTCTTTAGCATCTTCCCTCAAATCCGATAGGGGTCGAGTAAAGATTGTAAGTTCTAAAAGAGACTTCTTATAAGTCGGTTCTAATTTAAAATACTTCATTTCGCATTCTCCTGATAAGTAAACCAATTTGGGACAGGTCTACCCGTCCATCTCATTTTGAAACGTGATTGTTTCGTGTGATAGAAGGATCTATATGACCCTACGATATCATTTTCATCCATACACTCTGGATTACTACCCATAGCAAGTCTGAAGTTTGTCATATCACCAATAGGAATATTCTTTGGTAATGTCTTAAGTGCATGTAAAATTGTCTCTTCAGTCTTATGTATCTTACCGTACCTGAATCGATACTCTGCACATAAAGCCTCTAGATGTTTCCAATGCCACTTGTAATTTTCACTAGATTCCATAGTCCACACAGTACAAGGATGATGATAGTGTACTGCTTTATATAGCACCTGCTGTCGCCAATCATTTAGATTATAACGTCTAGCCTTTCGACCGTTTGCATTTATGTACACTTCAAGATCACCGTCAAGCATACGATGAGCCGTGGAGAGCATTTGACCACTCTCCACGACCATCTTAACAACGTGTTTGTCACATTGTACTTCTGCCGCTTTCACGGGACAATCTTCTAGCACGAAGATATTCATGAGGCCATTTCACCAATTTCGATTTGGTCTTCATCAATGCCTTCGCCTACTAGGGCTGTTTTTAGCCAGTTGACTTGCTCTTTAGTGAACATCTCGTAAAGTGACGTCCAGCCATTTGCTTTGGTAAATTTCAAATAGTACATAATTCTCCTTTCACTTCCCAAAGTTTGCCAATGATCTCCCAGTCATAGGTGATCTCCTTAGTCTTACGATTACGGTCGTAAGCCATTTCGATACCCGTGTACTCTTCAAGGTACTCTGCACCTTCTTTTGCAGTATCGAATTCTTTGATACCGATATTATTATTCAGATTCGGTTTTGCTATCCACATTTTCATATCTCTCCATTATACAACATTAAACCAGTCCTGTCAACGCTAAAATTACGCCAAGCAGTAAAAACATAACGACCAGATACATCACTGCGTTAAACAGAAACGCTATCGTAGAAAATATCCAGCCTATCCATCTCATGCAACAACCGCCATACCATCATACTCAGTTTCAATGATGGGCTTCAGACGGTCATTATATTCTTTATAGGACAGCAACTCGCCGTCTGACATTTCAAACTTTTGCGAATAGTTAGACCTCTCGCCATTAGGCGCCAGAGTGTATGACTCATGCTTTGCCATGACATCAATCTTCCAAAAATCATCACGTTCACTAAGACGATTGGCAACCCATTTGCCTTCTGAGTATTCCAGAACCCAAGGAGATTCCCACTCCTCACATACGACGGCATCATCGTCCTCGAAGGACCAGTCGAGAATATATTCTTCCCAACCTTCGTCCTTAGTCTCAATGAGATTAGTGAGAGTTGGAATACCAGATTCCTTGATGCGAGTAACATCATTAGGAATTAGGTTAGGAAAAACGTAAGTCTCTCCACCCTTGAACTTCCAGTACTGCGGACACTCGCCCTTACCGTCCCAGTCATGGGCGCCATAGTTTTCACGATGTTGAGTTTGGATTACCAGCTTCATTAAAAGTTCTCCTTTTCACCATTTGGACCACGCATCTCAAGCACAACATAGTTACACTTAGTATTCATGGTTACTTTACCTGCCCAATCGCAAGCATCTTCCCAATCTACAAAACGCATCGTTTCGGTCAACGTAAGACCTTCAGCAATGCCAGACAGCATATATTTGTCGAACTCTACCTTGAATTGCATTCCAAGATATTCTTCTTTTAACACTTCAAGCATCTCAACTGCATCAGCCATTCGCATAGTCCTCCATATGTAGCCCACCGAGTTCCTCGATCTTAGCTAAAATTTCGTATTCATCACCAGGCCATGCGTTTGCCATGATTGCTTGGTACTCTTGCCAGAGGTCGACTATTTTTTGTATTGTTTTTTCGTCCATAATTATCTCCATTTACTATTATATAATAGCAGGTTCTCTGGCAATGTCAACCATTAATTTGCATATTCTACATTTTTTTTGAGTTGCCATTTCTCGACAACTGGCAGACCAAACTCATCCTCATCGACACAGATATAAGCAACGGTCTTTTTAACAAGAGCATAACGGTATCCCCAACCGCCACCAGCGACATCTCCTACCCAGATCACATGAGGAAAGTCCTCACATATAGACATTGAATCTGGATTCTCGGAATACTCGAAGTAGTTGCCTACCTCTTTTTCTGTGAAGCATCCGATGGGGTCTTTGGTGTGGGTGTAGTAAGCCATACGTATCTCTCTATCTAATGAACTACAATTATAGCAGGTCGAACTATAATGTCAACCATTAATTTGCATATTCTCTAACTTTTTTGAACTTTCTTCTGGACTTAGAAAACAGCTTCATGGGCTTACTGAATACTTTCAGTTCTGCTTCTGGTGCTTGATAAGCAACCAAATGTCCGTTCTTATCGACATGATACATTCCGTTTGGAATAGACCAATCAGTTACTTCTTGTAAAACGCTTATCATATTATCTGCCACTGAAGAACCTCGCTGAAGATTTTTGGTTACTGAAATCGTTGAAGATCATAGACTTTTTACCGTGACACAACTTACAGATAGTCTTGACGTTTTCTGGATCGTTGTTGTCATGGTTACCGTCGTAATGCTCTAGGTCTAGCGCATTCAGCATATCTAACTTACGCCAAGCTTTCTGCTCAACTGGACATTTCCATCCAAGATGGCTATCCACATTCTCGCAATACTGCTTCTTGTGAATAGTGATGCCTTCCATTGCTTTACCAAATTTGCCGGTAACACGTGCCTTGTAGCAAGTACCGCATTCAGTCTTGAACGACCAATTAGCCCAAGCACGTACCTGTACGTTACGTGTACAGCCTGGATTCACACACTGAGGAAGAACATTCCCCTCTGCGAAGAACTGTTCTTTCATTGCTATTGTCATAATACGCCCTCTAAACAAGTTAGAATTATATAATAACAGGTTAAGCCAGAATGTCAACCACTTTTTTAAATATTATGTATGGATTTGTATTTTTTTCTGAGTTCGATGAACTTGTGTAAATGATTCATTGGCTTTTCAATGAACACTTGAGGTTCGTTATCGTCTACTGCAATAACGGTCACAATCTGCTTGATTGGCACACCAGTTCTCTCAAAGAACATAGCCGCATAGACTGATTCCTGAATGAAGTATCCTTCGACATACTCGATCTTCTTTGGACGCCGAGATGTCTTGTAGTCGATAATCGATAGTTGACCATCCCATTCAGCAATGCAGTCTACACGACCAGCAACAGAGAGCCGTTCACTATACAAAGGCGCTTCTTGAATCCAGACATTATCTAGTCTTTCATCCAGAAGTGGCTTGATGGTATTAAAAGTGAACAGATTAGCGGGCATTGCGCCAGCTTTCCAATTTTCTTTATTATTCACATAGTCTTCAGCAAGTTGGTGAACAGCAGTACCTCGCACAGCGGCTTGGTTCATAACTCTGTTCGCTTCTGCGTCACCTACTCTTTTTCTCCAAGCGTCAAGACCAGATTTGTCTTGTACACCCAGAACAGTAGTCACAGACGGGAGAACCATACCACTTGGAGTGGTGTACAGTCTGCCTATATCTGTAATCTTCGCAGATAACTCTTCGAAGACGTGACCATGATCAATGTGCTTAAACATAAAATACCTCTCTATTGAACTACTATTCTACTACAGGTAGATCCAAATGTCAAGTCTTTTTTTAATTAAAATGCTACTTGCCAGCTTGCGCCGAGTTGATCGTTACTGACTACTACTCCGAATCTGAATACTGCCGCAGTGCCTACTACAGGAACAGTAACGTCTGGTTCGAATGTACCTATTGCCCAGTAGACTGTCGATAATGCTATAGTGTTGATGATCAAAGACTTATCTCTATGAGGATCAGATCCGTATACGAGTTTATTGCTTTCTTTGTAGCATTGACATGGATGATCTAATGCCCATTGAGTTTGTCTGTGATCAATCCAACTGGCAGTGCCATAAGCAATAAACACAGTCTTCTCTTTTTTGGTCCAATTATTGAAGTGTCTGAATTCTGCCTGAGTAGCAGATGAGAATCCCATCAAAGATAATACGACAAGTGTATTAAGAAGTAGTCTCATACTTGTCGGAGAATTTATTCGCTAGGGTTTTGGCATCTGATCTATTATATCCTAAAAAATTGACAAAGTGGTCTTCGGCTTTTTGTCTAGGACTTTTTTGTTTTGGTTCGCCTTGTTGCTCTTGAACTACTTGCTGATATATTAATTCAGCATTTTGATCAGACACTTTATCCTCCTATGATAACTTTTGATGATCCGCTTATGATTACTCCCATATCGGCAACGTCTCCCACTCTATTGGCAGGTAACATTGCTGGTCCAATTCTCACTTTAGTTGATCCAGTACTGGTAACTGCGGGATGTGGCACACAACTAGATCCTGCGAGAATTGTGTGAGGTGCAATTGCATCCCCAAGAACTGCCGCTGGTTGACCTTGAATGATAACTTTGCCGGCCGCTAAAGTTGCAACAATAGTAGAAGTTGCATCACATGGATGTCCTGTTAAAATAGCATCTAAATTTCTTGCGGCCATTGGCATATGATTATTTCTCTACGCTAGGGATTGAACTATACTTATAAAGCTTTGAGCCTTAAAGTGATTTGCTTGATTCAATGTGACTGGTGAATCAGATGTGGTAAAAACATGAGATTCTTCGATGGTCACAGGATCTGGAATGGTTAAAGATATCAATGTAAGTAACGCAGGATCAGATGCCGCTAGGGCGTCAGTGTGAGTGTCGAAAGTTTGGATTGTGTAATCTTCCATAAGGCAAGAATACGAAACACTAAAAGGATTATCTTGTTGAGTGATAGTTACATTATCAGTGCCGACAGAGTAATTGAAGTTTGCGTTATCAGGTACCGACACAGAAGTTACTGCAACACCATTAGCATCTTCAAACGATACGTTTACAGAGTATCCATCGTTTGCGTACACAGGAGGTAATCTAGTGATCTCTTCACCAATACCTGTATTCCCAGCAAAGAAGGCATCTCCACCTTGATCATCTGCGATATTAGAATTGGCTCCTAAAAAAGCGGTGGTTGCCATAAGACTACCTTACTAAAGTTGATCCAGCATTATCCGCTAAGAATTGATCGACTTGAGATTGCACAAATTGATGTGCAACTTTCTTGCCATTTGCTAATTGAAAAATTCTAATACGTGGTTGTTCTACTGTCATGTTACCCTCTCAGCATATTTTTGCGTTCTAACTTACGGTCACGGGTACTGGGGAAGTCCTGATCTTCCCCAAAGTCCCATCCCATCTGACCTAACTCTCCAACGCATTCGGGTCGAACTTCAACTAAGAGTTCTTCTCCTTCACGTCCTCGATTCTCATTGCCATCGGCATTGAGTTCGGTCATTTCTTTAAGTTTTTGTTTATAGTTTTCCATAACAGTATTTATAGTCCTTGTCTATCTCGTTCAATGATGTACGACTTAACAAGTTTACTTCGAACTATGTCTGATGCCTCAAATTCAACGAAGTCAAATTCTTTCATCTTTTTGATCACTCCCATGAATGATCTAAGTCCCGACATTTCTTTCTTACGTTCACTAGTAAGGTCGTCCTGCTTTACGTCACCACAGAAAATAATTCTGCAATTTTCTCCAACACGTGTCATAACTGTGTGCAATTCTTGATCACTCATATTTTGAACTTCATCGACTACAAGAATACAATCATCAAAGGTAGAACCTCGTAAGAATGATGTTGATATGAATTCAACGTTATTTCTCTGCTTAAGGATCTCATATGCATCGCCTCTCTTAAATAGCTTGGATGCAATATCGTAATACGGCGCTTCGTATACTTTCATTTTGTCCTTCTGAGAACCAGGCAAGAAACCTATATCTCTAGTTGGTACCACTGATCGTATAATGAAGACTTTTTTGTAGTGCGTGTTCTTTGCCATAACTTCTTTTAGTGAGAAGTATAGTGCTAAGAACGTCTTACCTGTTCCTGCGATGCCATGAAGCATTAGATTAGCTCCTTCATCCCAAGATTCAAATGCCAGACCTTGATTGTCTGTCATGGGTTGAACGTCACTACTGACTGTAAATCCTGTTGAAAAATTGTTGTCTTGGTCTAATATTCCTTGTTGTCTGAGTACTCTTCGTTGCCTTTTTGTTAATCGTTGCTGTTGTTGTGCAGGCATGAAACATCCTTATGGTTATCTAGTTTGGATTTTAGACCCCGGATTGTTTTTATGAATGTTCTTCATTAGTGAGTTAAAACTATCAGGAGTCCGAATTACTCCCATACGATGTGGATCGCCCATAGACGGTGCTTTGGTGATCGTTTGTCTTATGTGAGGATTGGCAGATAGGTAATCTTCACGTTCAGCAATTTTCATTTGCTTCTCAAAATGTTCGCCCGTCTCAGTGTTTTCAAATGTATATAGAGGCATTAAATACTCCAAAATTATTAAAAGAAAAGACAGCAAAGGGCTGTCTTCATAGTGTACCCATCTAATGGATATTTATACTCTGAATGCTCTCTCAGACCAACATTTCGTAAATTTCTTTCCAGTTGTCTACTTTAGTTACATCTTCATGCGAGTAGTCTTTACTGAAAGGATGACTCATCAGAATAGAGTTGAGACCCATGTTAGCGCCAAGTTCTGCGTTTTCAGGTTTATCTTCGACCCACATACACCCAGTGTCTAAGTATGGCAACAGTGCATCATCTTTATCAGCACCAGTGTCTAAGCATACTAGCTTATCAAAGGCAGTCTTGCCAAACAGATTTTCAAGATTTAGTTTTCTTAACTGACCTGCATGTTGATCAAGACTAAGACTAGTGATACAGTGAAACACGTACCCAAGGTCTTCATGTATTTTCTTAACATACTTGACTGAATCTCTTAGAGGAGGCAAGCAACACATAGTGGCACTTTGATTAAAGTACCTAACGAGTTCTTTTGCTTTCTCTTTACTGATTCCGTAAGTGGTGTGAATGTCATAGCATTCATCTGGACTAGCTAATTGCTTGTGTCCATGTTGTTCCATCCACATAGCAAAACTATGTAGCCAGTCGACCAAGACTCCATCACAGTCGACCAGTATTATTTTTTCATCTTTTTTCATATTATAACCTCATTTCTATAGTTAATATAGCATACTTTTATGCCATTGTCAAGTGGTTATTTTAAATTAATTGAAAAAAGTTTCTTTCTGCTTATTCTTCTGGCGTCTTGCCTTTTGAATACTCGCTCTGCGTTTATCGTATCGTTTGGAGTCCTTCTTTCGAAAGCGCATGTCTTCGTCCTTTAAGGACTCCTCTTCGATCCATTCACGGAACTTTTTACCTTTAGCCATTGGTGATGTCTCACTTGTACTCTGGTGACTTTATGGGTGAATTACTCTTCTACTTTTTTCTTTGGTGGACGTCCACGCTTCTTTTTCGCAGGCGGCATATCCACAGGATCACTAATGATCTCGCCAAAAGCCTCGTTGATAGTGTCAGCAGTCAACTCGGCAAATGGTCGCTTCTCTAGCATTTGAATAAGTAGCTTCGCATCATCTTTGTCTACCGTTTCCAGCATCTGGATGAACAAGGACTCTTTCTTAACTTGAGAGAGATTTTCTCCTTCTTTCATCTCGTTGACAAAGTATGCCAATTTTCTTGCCTCACGATATAACATGCCATGCGATTCACTTACGACCGATGGTGTATATGGTGGTGCAGACGATGGAATTGAAAAACTCCATTTATTGTCATACATTAAGATAAGGATGTTTCGTAACTCCTTACTGTTATTTTTTTGTAGATATGCGACTTGTTCAGATGTATCTTTCAACTCGCAAACGCCAGCAGTAATTTCTGCTAATGATAGTGTAGTCATATTTAAAACTCCGATATGCTTTCCATTAAGTTTCTTAGTTTATTTTTAATGAAGTAGTTCAGCAACTGGCTTCTATCTTTTGGATTTTCTGCCAAGTACTCTTCGAGAATTTGATCTTTGATTCTATCTGGAACTTCTGCCAAATCGATCACAGCCTTGTTTCTCAAGTAGTTGCGTTTTACCTCATCATCCATATTATTTATATCAGTCCAATCGAGCAATCTTTTCTTAGTGACCGGTCGCTGTCTAATGTTCATAACAAAAGTATTATCAGGAGATAAGATGTTGGGTACACCGTCACCCGCATCTCCTTTGATAATATGTTCATGTAGATACTTTTCTGGATTAGAGTTTGAGATCCAGCGTTTACGTGTTGGATCGTATTGCTTCACATTAGCATACTTGTGTAGTTGAATGTAATCTTTATCTCCTGATAGAATCAAGATAGGATTACTTCCAGTGTTCAACACTTCGCCATCTCTGTGAACAATCGTACCAATGATATCATCTGCTTCAGCAGTCTCAATCTGAATTACTCTATAGGGGAAGAACTCTTTCAGTTCATCACGAATCTTATTGAGTGCTTGGAAGATTGCATTCCAATCTAGTTCTGACTCAGTACGTGCTTTCCTACGATTTGCTTTGTAGTATGCGTATACTTGCCGTCTCCAGTAATTCTTGTCATCAGCACAAATTACAAGTTCACCAAATTCACGGTGAAACTTCTGTCTATTAAATCTCAGCGAATTGAGAATCATATGTCTAAGCATATTCTCATCAACCTGAGCATTCTGGTGATTTCCCATCTGCATCATCATGTTGGAAATCATAACTTGGTTTAGATCAACCAGTATCATAATTTTCTCCTAGTTTGAATTATTGATATTACTAATATAACACAAACTATTTGGTTTGTCAAGTAAAATTTAAGCTGGATCTGTTTCGTCTGACATCTCATCCAAGAATTCGAATAGGGCAGCCTCACAATCCATTTCGGAATCAGCAAACACTCTTTCTGATACAGATTGAAAGTGGTAGTCTTCTCCTATCGATCTGTGTATTAATGCCCTTATAGTTTCAATCAATACCATGATGTCTAGTACAGTCTCGTAGTTTTCAGTGACATCAAATCCTAGTTCTGACATCGCTGATACCACGTCATGGGCAACATCGATTGAAAATCTCATAGCGATCTTCTTGTTGAGTTCGGTTACGTTGTCCTTAAGGTCAGACATTTCATCTGACCTCTGCTGTTTGAATTTTTCAAAGTCGATAACATTTGTCATTTGATTATCTTTAAAATGACAGTATCTCTATTG